TGCCTAGAACTGTATCAATAAAAATCATTATGACTAGATAGATCAGGAAAGACCAATCATCGAAAACATACGTGTTGAAGAATGCAGCCATACTGCTCCAACTAATGGCAATTAGTAGCGGCATTTTCATTTTCAGTAAATCAAGATATGGATAAAATATGGATAGCGAATCATCTCTCATAGCACACTAGTTTTTCTTTTTGTCTGCTATGAATTTTTTAAGTTTAGCTTCAACCTCCTTACGGATAGCCTTGCCTCTTTTCTTTTTATCGCCACCACTTGCATTCGTAGTTGTTGTCATATGGATATTTGTTTCTAGTTGATAAACTATTGCCTGTGCTAAACACCATCTTACCACGCCCGTAAACATTCTTTACTGGCTGCGTTTCGGGGAACGTGCTAGATGAGTATTCAGGGAACAAATTATTATTGTGGCAAAGATAGTCAACCATTTTTTTTGTGTAGTGTAAAGCTTTACCTCGTGCGTCATCAATCAATCTATCCAGTTCACTTTGTGCTATCACTTCAGAGTCTTCACTAGTGCGTTTTACTAGTGAACCATTATCATTTCGATAGTACATAGCAGGTAGAAGTTCAACCATCACAAACCATACTAACGCTTTGCGTATGTAATCATTTCGAAGTGTTAGATAAACACCCGTAATAGATGAATCTGCGCTATCATCTTTGATTTTATTCCACAAGTCAGAGCCTAGATACTGCTCCATATGTAAGTCTTGCGCAACGTAGATAGCTTGGTAGATTCTATTTGAATCAACTGCTCCGTTTACGTTAGTATATTTCTTGACGAAGTTTTCGTCTATGATACAAATCTCTGCCATTAGTCTATGTTTTTAAGTGAGCCGCGATTCGGAGTGTTTATTGGTCTTATTGATTCTTTGCCTTTTGCAGGTAAGAAATCTAAGCCACTATCCTTTACACGCTCGTCGTTTTTCAATCCTTTGTTAGGTAGGAATTTACCGTCTTTTCTTTTTCTAAAATAGATTCTTCTGAGCCAAGAATGATGACAGTAACTTCCGCCTTTCCAGGTAAAAATATCGTATGTGCTTTGTCCTTCTGCTGCGAACTCTTGATTCACTCCACTTGCACTCATATCTGCTATATCCTCGTATCTGAATACTACACCTCTCGCACTATCACCTACCATCTGTCTGCAAAACTTGCGTGAGTTCGCGCTTATGTTCTCTGAATATTTATAGCGCAATTTGTACAAACCACTATCTCCCCAATTACTCGCCTCACCTGGATTCGCATAACTGCCATATGCCATATTCACGTTCTTCAATCCCTTAAAATATTCAAGTTCTTCAAGACTTCCACCTGCTTCTTCTTCGCTCATCAGTTCCCATTCTTCCTCATCTATAATCTCACCTAGTTGCGACAACTTATGCAGCCATTTATCTTCTTCTTCAATCGTAAACTCTGGTGATTCAGTTGAACAACACACTTCAGTTGCTACTTTTTTTTTTAAGTGAGCAGAAAGATTCTGAACTGCCAACGCACCACCACCTGCGAAGAATGCTTTTGCAACATCTTCTGGTAATTGTAAGAATTGAATCAAGAATATTGTAGCTTGTTCTTCAGTTAAGATTCCCTCTTTCACTTTTGCAATGATATCAATTGCAGACGATATCTGCGCACCGTTATAACTCACATCAGCCGCAGTAACATCTGAACTCGTAGTTGTTGTTGCTACACTTGCACTGTCTGCATTTACTTCTTCACCATTGCTAACAATAAATACCGCACTTGATGAATTAGCAGCTTGTAAAATTGTCTCTGCCGCATCAGTAATCAAGCGTTGTGATGGCTCAATAACTTGCTCGTTAAATATCTTAAGCGCAGTTTCCATCTCATCTTTATTTGAACCCAATCCACCACCCTCACGAATACCAAAAAGCAATGGAGATGTTACACGGTGAGCAATCATTATCTGACGAGTACAAACATCTTCAAGATATTGATATTGCTTATCAGCATCAGTAATAGGGAACGGAGTAAATTCCGCTGCTCTATCTCTGTTCTCATTAAACATCAACACGAACTTACCAGCGTTGACTGCGCCACTAATATTTCTTTCGATGTCGTGACGAACCATATCCATTTCCTCTTGCGTCTCAGGGATGCCATTATTCATCGATACAACCATCGAAGGGAATAGACCATTCTGAATATTGTTTACGTGGAATAAAGCTATCTGACGCGATAACTCAATATAGTTAAGTGACGAAATGTAGTCAGGCTTTCCGTAGTAGTTAGCAGTCGAAGAATTTTTAAAACAGAAATAAACTTGTCTAGGATTCTCCTTCTTGCTTTTCTCTGAAAACAATGGTATAAACTTAGGTGCATTTCTGCGTTTCTTTAAGTTTGACCAATCGTTAGAATACCACACGCCATTGATGTCACCACTTTCTCTATTGATACCGATTCTGCAATTTTCAAAAGGCAAATGTTCAACGAATGAAATCTCACCGCCCAATGTCCAGACTACCTGCCAAAAGAAACCACCGTGCAGTTCCAAATCTAAAGCAGTATTGTCTATTGCTTTGTCAATCTTTAAAGACTTAATAAGAGAAGCTGTACCGACATCCTTTGATGAGATGCCTTTACCTGCAATCATTTGTGATATTGAACGTACCAATGAACCGTGAACTGGAGACTGCTCCGCTAGTTCAAGACAGTATTGTGGAAAGCCATTTCTATCACCGTAATCAACCCATCCTTTTGAAGATTCTTTTTCATCACTAGACACCTGAGTGTAATTAGACGAAAGGTTGATTGATGTAATCTTATTAATCAATGATGATGTCATTTGCCGTAGTTGTTTCAACAACATCGTAGTACGTGCCGTTGTCTATTAATTCTAAATATCCAATCTCTACTATTCCAACTATTGATGCATCTTCATCATCAATATTTGTGGACGAATTCTGTCCATAAACCACATAGCGATAACGACCTGCCTGAGTAAGTGTAGATGTCGTGACAGTGATGTGAGAATAACCACTCCCGTCAGTTATGACAGTAGGAACTTGGTTTAATTTCTCACCCGTTTCGCTATTTTCTTCTCTAATTATAGAGAACATATAATGCGTAAAATCAGCCAACGTATAACGCCCTTCGTAGAGCGATAAATACAATGACTGATTAGCAGTATTTGGTAACAAGTATACCATATAAAATACAATATAAAGTAGCGGATAAATCTCTCAATATATCCGCTACTAAATTACGAATTAATCTTCGATTGTGATAGTGCCAAAAGTAGCATTATCGAAAGGAACAGTTGTATACGCTTCCAATCTTGGAGCGCGATATTTGTCCTCAGCTGAAAGAGTCAAAGTGTAACCGTTCAAGTCACCTTTTGCTGCACCGGTAGCACCGTTTCCACCGCTAACAAGTACACCTTCCTGCGCTCCAATCATCCAAATGTTTCTGTTAGCATCTTCAACAAAAACAATCCAACGACCATACGCTAAGTTCTGAAGTTCTTTCTGCTTAGTGTGAGTAAGTTCTTTCAAACTTGCACTAATAGTTGATGTCCAAAACACAGAACCCGTATCAAGATTTGCAGTTGTTTCTTCTACCCAATTGCCCGTGTTACGATGCGGCACATATTTGTAGATCGTCATTGCTGGCAATATCTCAACTTGTCCAGTTGAAGCATCGTAGTCAACACCTGCCATCACTTCTTCCCAATCAGCGAAATAAAGAGCCTTTACACCACCGATGGTATCATTACAACCAAGCCCAAAGCCTACTGTTAAATTACACATAGTATTTTTTTTTTAATAAAAAAACGGATGGGTGTTTAACGCCCACCCGTTCTTTAAGTTTATAAATTCAATTATGGATTAACGTAACCCAATGAGATGTCTGCACCGAAACCGATAGCAGTACCACAACGGTAACGCATTGCAACACGTACGTTATCACTACCGTCAGTCATTGACATATCAATCACTTTCGCTTCGTTCAAATCACTCAACAAATCAGTTCCGAAGAACAAGTTGTCAGCTTCAGCAGCAACCATTGTTGAATCAGGAATACCCGGACAAACATAGATTTCGTAACCATCAATCAAGACTGGAGCATTCTCAGTCGCGTTGTATGTGAATTGGAAACCAAGTGTGTTGATAGCTTGACGATAGAATTGAGCAGTTTTACGGTTAACGTAAAGCTTTACAGTGTCTGTCTTACCAATCAATGTTGATGGCAATGCAGCAAGAACTGATTGCATTTGAGAGATAACGTTTGCAGCAGAAGTCGCAGCAGCGAAGTCAACATCAGGAGTACCTGATTTCGCGTTGTCAACCAAACGAAGAAGACCAGTGAAAGCCGTGTAAGTTGGTGTTGCGTTTGAAGACGCAGCATCAAAGTTACCTTGCCACAAGTTGTACTCGAT